TTTACCCCACCGCGATAAGCCATAGTTAAGGCCAAAGTAATCAAACCCATTTTATCTTCGAGTCGATCAACTAGTTGAACATCTTTAATGTTATAGTCAATAAACTTTTGAAAATCATGTTTATACAGAGAATGAAGAGATGAGAACTCTTCGAAAGAAAGCTTACGTTCGCCAAGAACAACATGACCAATATGGTCAAGTTTATAAGATTCTTGAGCACCGTATGAGTAACCAAACTTTTTGAAAAGTTCGAGATAGTCAAGAGATGCAATACCTTCAAGATTATAGTATTGTTGTTCACGGCCTTGAGTTGTTACCGAACGTGTATTTACTACACCCCACGGCGACATCTTTTTAACCATCTCTTCGCCGCAGATTTTTGTAATACGGTTTACAAGATACGGAATATCAAAGAAACGAGTATTCCAGCCTGTAATGACATCAGGGCACTGGCGGTCAGAATTCCAGTGAGCCAAGAACCTAAGGAGTAACTCCCGTTCATCGTTACACTTAACGTAAGATACATTGCTGGCATTAATACCATCAACGATGCAATTTGAAGGATTGTAATCATATAGTCCCCACACATAATAAATGTTGTCAATGTTATTTTTAATTGTGATAGAAATCACTGGATAGTTTGCTTCTTCTGGAGTTGGAAAGCCGTCATCAGAAGCAACTTCAATATCGATCGTGGAAACATTAATTAAGTCACGATCAAATTCAATATTATCTGGAAATTTTTCTTGAATGAAAGATGACACAAAATTAGTTTGGCCATATAGTATTTTATCAGCGCCACCAACGTCACGCCAACGCATTTGATAGTCTTTAACTTCACGCATTGTATCAAATAAAAGAGGAGACACTCGTATACCATTCATAGTATACGCTGTACCGTTTTCATCTGGCACGTAAAGTGTTGGTGAAAATTTAATACGGTCTTCGAAGCGTTTACCGTTTTTGTAGCCACGATAAAGAAGACTGTTTCCGTAACGAGTTACGTTAGTATAGAATTCCAAAGAATTACCTCCATAATATAAGTACTATTATATCAAACTTTTAAACAAAAGTAAACAGTTTTATATAATTATTTTTGAAGACGGGGTAATAACTTTTGAGTGAATTGATTTATACTGTTTAAGTAATCCTTCAACCGGATTACTAAGCCAAGCAACAAAATCAGAAGATACTTCTAATCCTACTTCAGGAACATCTGAATATGGCATAAAATCCATTAAACCTATTCCTTTTTCTGTTGGTAGAATAAGAGAAACATTTTTAATAGTATAATTACCTTCAGACTTTGTTATATCTCCGATAAGTTCTTCGCCTGATTTTAGTCGTACAATTTTAATCATAATAAATTCCAATAATAAAAAAGGGGCACTGTGCCCCTTTAGTTAATCTTTTTTCGAAACGAAAGAATACATTTCTTTAGCTTTTTCCATAAGTTCATTCATTGAATATGGAGTCATAGCTTCTTTAAGTTCTTCAGCTGTTTTTTGGCCTGCTGAAAACATTTGTTTAGCAAACTCTACATTTAGTTGCGTTTGCTTATCCATGTAGTCTTTTGCCATTTCTAAAACATCAGCTCTAATTTCAAATGGGTTTTTATTAGACATAATAGTCTCCTGTGTTTGTGTTGTGATCTGAGGGGCCAGTAGATCCAGCCCCTCTAGGGTTTACTAATTTTCGCCCTTTATCTTTTTAAGCATCATCATGCAATTTTTTGATTCTTCATAATAGCCTAAACGAGCTAATTCTGAAGCTGCTCTTGCATATCCCACGACTTCCCCGAAGTGGCATAGTGATGCCCAAAAACCTGATAGTGGAGCAAAAGTATATTTAAGAACTGCTGTAGTCATTATACCCATCCTTTTAAGTTAGAGTTTTCACCAACATGAGAACGTTTCAATGTTGAATCTCCTCTTGCAACTGCATAAATGTCTCCTCTGCCAATACCAATATCGTTTAATTCTCTATCGGTTAGTGCGTGAAGTTCTTTTACAGTTTCCCGAATGGCTTTATGTTCTTTATATGCTTTATTCCAGTTTTTTAAAAAACTTACAAATTCCTCAATTGGATTCCATAAGTAGCTGGTTACTGTTAGTATGTGTTGTGTCATTTTCGACCTCGTTAAATTTTCCAATGTTAATTTTACGAGGACGCATTTCTTCTGGGATAACTACCTTCAATTCTACTGCAAGGATGCCATCCACTAGATCTGCTCCGTGTACTTGTACGTACTCAGACAGCCTAAAGGTGCGTTTGAATTTCTTCGTGGAAATACCGCGGTGAATATACTCGCGACCCTTTGATACGTGTGTTCCTTCTACAGTCAAAGTTCTATCTTTTACTTCGATTGTAAGCTCATCTCTATGAAAACCAGCAACAGCAAGCTCGATTAGATAATCGTTCTCACCAGTTTTTAGAATATTGTGGGGTGGATATGAATCATTAGCATGTCTTGCAACATGGTCTAATTCATTAAATAAGTGATCGAATCCAACGAAAGATGAACGTGGGAATAGTGTATTTACTTTTACGCCTGTCATTGTTATCTCCTTTTGATCAAGCAAGATTAAAAAAAAGAACCGGATTATCCGCATTCTCACTGTTATTTATACAACTATGCTGTATAATTAAACCAATTAGTTAGAATATATTTTTCTTGGGTTTTTGATGGGATTCCTCTATGAGTAAAAGTCCAATCAGCTGGCCATATAATAGTTAAACCTTTTTCAGGTTTAATCTTTACATTTTGGTAATAAAATTCAGTTTCTCCACCATCTGTGACATCGTTTAAATAAGTCATATAAACTAAATGTCTAGAACCAACGGGCTCTATAGCACCAGATCTTTCTGTATGCCATGCAAAAAATGCTCCTGAAGGAGGATAATATTGAAGATTTGGAAGAGAAAGAATATTCCAAGGAGAGTAATTATTAGCGAATTCGTATTTTTCTAAATATAAATCCATACACTTAGAAAATTCTTTCATATATTCAGTATTTAATTCATCACTACAAAGTATATCATAACTCTTTTTAACATCTTCTCTAACGTGGCCGCCAGCCTTTCCAGGTTCTAGATCTGATGTTTTAATAAAGTCAACAATTGAATCTATAATATGACTATTATCAATATAATAGCCACATATAAAGTTATTAAGTTGGTTTATAGAATGTTCACGCATTAGTTCACTGGAGCAACTCTAATGCTAAGACGAATTTTATCGCCAATATTATATCTCTTAAAAGTTGTAAACTGATATAAGTAACCTTCATACATATAATCTACAATATATCCAGCTTGTACCATTTCTCGAGTGTATTCATATTCATTTGTGCAACGAAGTTCTTCTCTATATCCTCGGTGATACTGGCGGTTATTAGATCCGTTATCAGCGCCAATAACTCCACCTAAGATAGCACCAGCAGCGGCGCCTTTATCATTTCCAGAAAGGCCTTTACCAACTAATCCTCCAATAATCATTCCTGTAAGAGCATTTGCGCCTGAAGATGATCCATTATTATAAGATCCAGTTATTGGAACACGAACAGTTGTACATTGCTCAACTGGAATTCTGCGAGTTTCATATGTCCAATTCTCTGATACGTTTGTAACGCTGCCATATACTGTTTGCCCAGCTTGAGCACAAGCTGTAGTAACCATTGATAATGCCATTGCTAATGATAATATAGATTTTTTCATAATATTTCTCCAATTTCTAATTACATTATAATCTATTTTTTAAGCAATGTAAACAGTTTTTTTCACTTTTTTGTATTTTTTTTACCACACCCAAGAAATACAAGAATAACGAACTCCAGATGTGACTGGCTCAACTTTATGTGGATACATAAATGTTGATGGAAATACAAGCATATCTCCAGCTTCAAGAGGAACTACGTCATTTTCAAAAAGAACAAATTCACCACCTTCATAATCATTATTTAGAGAAGATAATACACTTAATGTTGGATCACCTTTTATGGTTCCATCAAACATGCTTTTTATTCTATCAGCATGCAACGCCATTTTTCGAGTTTCTTTATACATGTTCCATCTTGGCGGAGTAAAACCACTCCATCCTTGAAACCATTCAAAGTTAAGTTGCTTCATATATTCGCCTAAAACCGAACTAGTAATATTCATTATATCTTGATTAAAATAATCAAAAGACATATCTAATTCTTTATTTCCGGACTTTGCTACTAACTCTGCTGTTTTAGTATTATAAAATACGTGTTGTTCCCACGATAATTCTTGTTTTTTAATATTACTTAAAATCTCATCTAAAACATTTTGTGGAATTACTCCCTTAAAAAGTCTAGCATAATGACTTAATTCATATCCAATATTTGGCGGTTTTGCTGGATTATGAAATATTTCATTTGACATTACCATTTACCTTTTCCATAATATAATTAAATACTTCAGTAGCTTCATTATAGTCTATATCTTCAAGATTATTTCTCATACATTTATCTCTTGCATGATGCAGTGATTCAATTGCTGCTTTTAATCTAATTTCGTTTTCGCTATGTTCGTGATCGCAATCTTCACAAGCCATTCGAATCTCCTTTAATTACCTATATTATATTTAGGACAAAGTTCCCAATTGGATTTGTCTTTATGAGATATAATTTTAATTTGTCTCAATGGAGCTACATTTGCTGCTTCTTCACCATTTATAATATTGATAAGACCCCAGTCAGATAAAAGAGTTGCAATCGTATTTCTACGTTGTATATCGTTTTCTGTTAAATTTGAAGGTTTTGAGTCAAGTAAAAATAGTTCTTTGAAATGCACAATAAAGTATCTACCTTGTTTGTGTAGTATGTGACATGACTGATATAATTTTTTGTCTTTTCGAGAAGCTACTCCTATTCTTGTAAGAGTTTCTCTGACTTTCAAAAAATCATCAGGTTCATTCAACGATATTTCCAGCATAAGCGCTGGAGACCAATCTATTGGCTGGTTATTATTTTCCACCTTTGAAGATCCTTTTTTTCAATTCTTTTAGTTGTTCATTAGAAAGTAGAGAAAGAGCTTCTTGGGCTTTTTGATTACTATAGCCATAATATTCTTTCACTACACTTAGGTTTTCGCTACTAGTATTTTTTGCCCACTTACTGTAACGTTTTCTTTTCCTAATGGTATTTATAAAAAAATCAAATTGAAGGCGGTTGTCTAGATGGTGATACTTATTCATTTCATTTGCATAAATTACAGTATCTTGAAAATAAGAAAGTCCGCGGTTAACCATAAAGGGATTATATTCGTCCTCAGCAATATCGTCAACCATAATATCTTTTTTTGAATAGTTAATTGAATTTAGATAATCAAAAAAGTTCATAATATAAGTCCGTAAATATTAAAAGCCACCAATAATTTGTTGCAGCTTTTCTTTAGTTAAATCACGATTCGGAATATGTTGCCAATCATAAGTATAAAGAACTGGCGCTGAGCGATGTCCTTGATCGACAATCCAATTGCGTGCTTCCATTTCTATGTCAATATTTACTTCTTGGAATTCTATATTCCAGTTTTTTAGTTGGTTTTTTACTTTTACACATTCTGCGCAATTATTTTTTGAATAGACAATTAATCCCATTAATTAAACTCCACATTAGCCATTATTTCAGTCATACATGCAACCACATTCAATTCATGATCTGCAACAAATGCATTTTTATATTGATAATCAGCAAGAATTAAAACTAGTTGAGGTATTGACTGTGGTACTATATATTCATTCATTGTATCATACACTTTACGAAAAATCGCATGAGGTTCAGTATCGATATTATTAACAACCCATTGGCGCATTGCTTTAAAGTCTTTTTCTTTTAAAGCTTTTGTCAATGACGCAATATTAACATCTGCAAGATTTATAAGCATACCTGCATCAATTCTACCAGACACAGAATATCGTTGAAGTTCATTAAGAACTCTACGCCAATCTGGAAAATGTTTAGTAATTAACTGAGCTACTGCATCAGGTACAAAATCAACATTTTCTTTTTGTAAAATTTCAGTTGCACGCTTAAAAAAAGTACCAGCCAATTCGGGTTTTTCATTATTAGGAATTGCAAAATCGTATACTGAACATCTAGAATGCAATGGTTCAATAATACGATTTTTGAAATTACATGTAAGAATAAAACGACAATTGTTCGCGAATTCTTCAATAAAACCACGAAGAGCTGGTTG